TGGACGTAAACCCATTGCTCATTTAGACTGTGTGTTGATATTATAACTTATATCAGCACGCACCGGTGAAAGACCGAACCATCTTTGAATTGCCTTATTGATATTTAGGTACCCGTATTCTCTCCATTGTCGTGGGGTTTGAAGCCTGAGTCTAGCTTTATTGCGGATAAATTGTAACTTTCAGGAAAATGTCAGGAAACTGGATTGAAGGTCCCTATGGCGCCTACCCAAGTATGGGCGGCTACCATTGGTTACCCAATACCGGTTCACATAGTGTCAGAGAGGGGGCTTTTGACAACCCCCGGCCGATATGGATACCACGACCACGTGTCGGGTCTCGCATATCTGATGCCGGAGGTGCCTCCAACTCTGGCAACATTAGTTTACCAACAATTTCGGAGGAAATTGTTGATGTTGATGTAGTGACTGACGTCGTTGCTGCAGCAGCAGCGGTGGTTAACGCCGCTGATGTTGTTGCCCGCGTCGGTTTGCGACAGACGTGTAGATTTTATCGTTGGCTACGTCGTGATGCTTACGACGCATCGGAGATTAGAGCTCGCACCGCTGCTTTTGGCAATTATTTTGACATAGCGGATGATGTGCCTCATCAAACACATGCTCCGAATGTGGCGTATACACACAGGGTGGCACACTTGGTTCGCGCCAAGATGGGCATACCCAAACCCACCTTAGCCAATCGAGAGGTCGCACGGCAAATCGCAGTGCGGTACATGGTCGAACATGGCCATCGTCCCGCTCATGTCACCCGGGATGTCGAACCGATACTCACACTCGTGTTTACCCCTACTAAACACGAGGTACGTGAAGCCCGCCTGTACAACAACTACGCTGCCAAAGGTCCACGCGCGAAATATCGCGAATACCTTGGCAATGTGGATGTTGATTAGGAAGGCCCGAAGCGCATGGCAGGTGCTGAAACTGTTCAGGTAGCCACTATGGAAGATTTCCACAGTAACTACTTGGACACTGAGGCAACGATATCCTGTCAAAATGCGGTTGGGCTGGTGAAAGATAGACGCGTTGACATATTATTGGACATGACTAATGGTGTCCAATTTTGCGTGCATAATAATAGCATTAATAATTTGTTGCGGGCAGTGCTTGAGCGGGTGTTTCTTGTGAAGACATCAAGTGGTTTTGGGAGACCACCTCAAGCCTACCCTGGACTCTTTGATAAACGTCTTTTATCGTTTAAAAGGGAACTGTTGAGTCGTGTGCGAACGACCACCCCCATTAGCCTGCAAGAATTTGCAGCGAGTTATGAGGGTCGCAAACGCACGATTTATAACAACGCAGTGACATCCTTGTCAACTAAGGATTTGTCACTTAAAGACAGTTTTATCAGAGCGTTTGTGAAAGCGGAAAAGGTTAACATCTCAGCCAAGAGCAATCCTGTGCCGAGAGTGATCCAACCGCGAACACCACGTTTTAATGCATCAATAGGTGTATATATTAAGCCCATCGAGAGGCGTATTTATGAAATTATTGACGACGTTTTCGGGGCCGTGACTCTAGCAAAATGTTATAATTCGGATGAATTGGGCGAAATCATTCGAACTAAGTGGGAGAAGTATGCACAACCATGTGCCGTGGGGTTAGACGCTAGTCGTTTTGATCAACACTGTGGAGTTTCAGCTCTGCAGTGGGAACACTCAATTTATAAGGCGTTTTACCCACATGACACCAAATTACGCAAACTTCTATCACAGCAATTGTTTAACCAGTGTACTGGTTACCCACCAGATGGCAGTATCGGGTATAAGACTGTCGGTTGTAGAATGTCAGGAGACATGAACACTGGTTTAGGCAATTGCTTACTGATGTGCGCCATGATATATGGGTATATGGAACGTTATAACGTTAAATATGACCTAGTCAACAATGGAGACGACTGTGTTTTAATCCTTGAACGTAACCATCTACGGAATTTAAATGATATTCCGCAGTGGTTTTTACAAATGGGTTATACTATGGTCGTTGAGAAGCCTGTTTATATCTTGGAACACATCGAATTTTGTCAGATGCACCCCGTGTACAATGGATCAACCTGGGCAATGGTTCGTAACCCGAACATTTGTCTTACTAAGGACTTAATTACCATTATTGGTATTCAGAGCAAAACGGAGTATTTAACTCAGTGTCGGGCTATTTCCGATTGTGGATTAGCCTCTTATGGCAACATGCCAGTTTACAATGAATTTTATAAAATGCTCCATACTGACCGTAAGTCCAAAGTTACGACGGATAGTGGACTATTTTGGATGTCTCGTGGCTTACACCATGGATATTCCAAGCCCACTGACGCCGCTAGGGTTTCCTTTTGGAACGCATTTGCGATCACCCCAGATCAACAAGTGTTGTTAGAGACATTGTATAGTCAAGTTAATATTATTTATCACCCGGAAAAGGTGTCTAGATTTCGGCAATGTACCGAACTCCTGGGCACACTTTTGAATGCCGGGTTTATTTAAGTTAACGCGGCCCCCACAAGTATAATACTGACGTCAGAACGCGTAGACCCCCCCGAATATAAACACATTAATTAATTTATTGACAATAAATTAGTACATACTGAATAGTTTAAGAAACTAACAAATTATACAAGAATCAATATAAAATTTGCTATAATGGCTTTAGCTGCATACGGAACCCAAGTTGCTGGATACGCAGCTGGGGCATTAACCAAGGCTTTGTTAGACAAAGCCGCTTCAGAAATTGGCGACAATTTTACGTTTGCGAATGTTTCCTCTGTTCTATCCAGGTTAGCCCCTGGGAAACGGAACAAAGGCGTTCGCAACGCTGCCCGAGCTCGACTGATGGGCCGGGCCAGGGGACAACTGGCATTAATGAATGCCCCGGTGGCTCGGAATATTGGAGTGAGAAAACTTGCTCCCAGATTTCGTAGTGCTCAAGGTAAATACGTTATCGTTAATCGGGAGTATGTCGGCATTGTGATATCTGGCGCTGATACAGCTACCCAGCTTTACACATGTCAGACCTACCCCATTCAACCCGGCATGCCCACCATGTTTCCTTGGCTCTCCCAAGTCGCCTCCACCCATCAGAAATATCGATTTACTAAACTCGTCTTCACTTATGTGCCAGTTGCTTCAACTGCCACTGTTGGGCGAATCACCATGGTTTATGCCGTGGACCCACTCGACGAAATGCCGACGAGTAAATCAGAATTGTTTCAGTATCCAACATCCACTGAAGGTTCAGTGTGGTCACCAATGACCATGAATGTTGATTGTAGCAAGGCCCCCTTACTTTTTACTAGAATTGGGCTCATCGTCGACTCCGATGTTAAAACTTATGACTTTGGTCAATTGTTTATTGCCAGTAGTAATACTGGCGTTTCATCCACTGTCATGGGAGAAATCTTCGTAGAGTATGAACTAGAGTTAATCACACCTAAACCGGCTGAATGTGCCGCTGCTGATACTTCCTACTTTGGAACGTTTGCAGCTGCCACTCCTTTTGGTAATTCCATTATCTATTTGGCCGGTGGTGTTTGGACCACGCTAGGGAACAAATTGAAGTTTCCAGCATCTGGCACCTACCACGTCACATATAGTGTCAATGGCACTGCTGTTGGCACTATTGCTCTAAATATGCCTCCTGCAGACGGTGGGGCGGTCATTTATCATAATATGGCCACCGCCACAACTCGTGCTATGAACGCCGTGGTTAGAGTGTATAATGGTGGTGCCGAGGTTACTTTTGCCCTCGCTGGAACATGGACCGCTGTTTCTAGTCAGCGCCTCATCATTACCCCGATGACTCCCTCATTCCAAAATGTAACAACAACTTAATAACAATACAATTATTAATATATAATGTTAATAGCGATAATATTGGTTTAACGGACTTTGGACCGCATTCCACTGTATACCAAAACATACCCATTACACCCTTGCTGGGTGGATAAACCAGTCTGTCAAACTGGATAAGCTAAACATATTTATCCGGTGTGTCACCGGAATTTTAACTCAATATAATGATAATCTCATGTATAATTGAGTGTAGGCGTAGTTGCGGGGTTGGATAAAATCCTTCGGGTGGGCATCCAATCCTTGTATCGTGGCT